TGTGCGGTCATTGTTAGTAGGCACGATATAAGGATCGGCTGGAGTCACAATCACGCTGTTAGCAATAGGGGTTGCAGGCGGAAATGAAAATACTGAATAGAGTGAATCATCGGCTAGAGCCGTCGCAATAGATGTGCGAAGTGTGGTGATGGCTGTCATTAGCCCACCATAGAACGAGGATCAAGATAAGGTGCAAGTAAGCCACGAACGCGGGCGAGAAGTGTGTTACCCATGCGGTAAGGGCTTGGGGTGTAGCCGTCGATAGATACGCCACCGCTTGAAGGTGCTTGGCGTGACTGCCAGATGTCGATTGAAATCATAAGAGCAGCTTCCTGAATTGCAGGAACTGTTGAAGGATCTAAGTAAGTATCCGCTGCGACTGTACCAAACGGGTTGATTGGGTGGTAAGGAGCTGGGGTGTTGTTGTTGCCTGTGATGGCGTAAGTAATCGAGTGGTTATTTACGGCTGTAATGGTCTTTGAGCCGTTGTGCTTAGAACCCGAACCTGAAATAACTACAGTTTGTCCAACGTAATAAACATCAAGGACTGGAATATTAAAATATGTTGTGCCAGTAGTAGCTTCATTGCTGTGCCCTACTGCTGAATTTGTATTAGCCCAAATAAATGGAATAAGCACGTTATCCGCGGCATCGCAGACTTCTTGAAGCACGCTGTCAGCGTAGAGCGTCCCAACGCCTAGGGCGGTGCGAAGTTCTGCAACAGTTGTGAGTGACATGCTTTCCTTTCTAAAGACTAGAGGGGACTACAAGGGCTCTGGTAGCCCCCTCTAGCGACTTAGGGTATTACTTGATTAAGCGACGTTGAACTTGAACGCGCCGCCTGCTGATGCAACCTTAGTTGCAATAGCTCCGTAGCCGTAGTAACCAACTTCAACCTGACCTGTGCCTACCTTGTCAGCGCGAAGCTGCAAGCGGCTTGATTCAAACCATGTGAATGATTCGCGGTTGACAACGACGATTGAGCCGTCTGCTGCGCCTGTGAGTGAGTAGTCAACGTACAAGTCAAGACCTAGGAGTGATCCGCGGAGTGACTGTGAGACGTTACCTGCTGCGTTCTGTGGCTGTGAGGCAATAAATAGAGGGCGATTTGAGGAATCGACCATGCCCATGATGTTGCTCCATTGTGTTGGCGAAACGATTACGCCTGTTGCGAAGCGAAGTGTGTTTGTGTAGATAGAATCAGAAGCGCGAGCAATAAAGCCAGCCATTTCTGCGCCATCCCATGGAAGTGTGATTGCTGTGCCGTCTGCTGTTGCGCCAGCCTGAATTGCTGTGCGAACTGCGACGTTTGTTGCCTTTGCGTAAGCATCTGCCATAAGTGACTGAAGCTCTGCAAAGAACGCTGGAGAAGTGCGATCAAGAACTTCTACATCGAACAACTGCATTCCTGCATACTTCTTGACATCTACATCTAGGTACTCAATTTCTACCTGTGTATCTGAAAACGCCGCTTTTTCTGCTGTCTCAGCGACAGTAGGGACTGCCTTGACGCGAGGAATCTGGAACTTGAAACCAGCGTCTGGAAGTGTGCCTGTTGAAATTGCATCAATAGAAGGACGACCTGCTGTTGACTTGTTGTTGATAATTTCTGTCAACTGACGTGTTGGTACGAGACCTGCAACGTCTGTTGTGTCTGTATCTGATGCAGCTGCAAGGTACTGACGAGCGTTGTCGTCACCAAGCTGTGCGCGGATTGAGTTTTCAAGGAAAACTGCTGGGTTTGTGTCAATGCGTGGCTTTGAGTAAGCCATTGCTGTAACAGTAGGACGAGCAGCCTCGACAGCCGCAGCTTCTACTGATGGTGTTGCTTCGACTGGTGTGGTTTCTTCCACGACTGTCTCGCTTTCTGTAGTTTGGGTTTCTTCGACAGGGGTTTCCTCTGCCGCGATCTCAAGTACCTGAGCAGACTTAAAAGCTGGTTCAGTAACAAGAGAAACTTCTTTTAGTTTTGCAGCTGTAACAACCATGTGCCCGCTGCGTGATGGCTTTGATGAAATAATCTCTGCGCCAATAGAAAGACCTGAAACAAGTCCTTCCTGTGCTTGAATAAGTGCATCGTTGCCACCTGTAGAGCGTGACAACTTAAATGTTGCATAGATGCCGTCAGGACGAACCTCAGCGGCGGTCATGCGACCAACTGGCTTCTTTATGTCGTGCTGTGATAGCAACTTGATTTTAGAGATATCTGAAACGTCAATAGAGCCAGCTTCAAAAACTGCTCCACCAAGATTTGTGTGACCTACTTCGCCAGTTCCCATTGGGACAATAAGCCCAGAGATTTCGCGGCGTTCTTCGCTGCACTCGATTGAGGCTGCTTCAATATATAGAGTTTCCATTATTCGCTCTCATTTCCGTTAGGAGATAAATCTTCCATTTCCATTGCCTGTTCAGTTGTAATCAAGCCAAGAGCAAGCATCTTCTCAAGTACGAGCAGACGTTCCATTGGCTCTGTGCGCAAGAAAGTGTCATCTAGTGCAAACTTGACATAGTGACCAGTTGTTGAAATGTCGTCCATAGATAGACGAGATTCAATCGCTGAAACGTAAGGCTGTAATGTAAAAGCAACCATTTGCTTGCGTTCGTCTTGAACGTTTGCATAAGTCATTGTTGTGTTTTGTGATGCTGAAACATAATAAGGATCAACGGAGCAAAGACGTGCGCACTCTGTAGCAAGGTTTTGAATTGCTTCGTTGTAAAGCATTTCTTTTGGTGAGAAGCCAAGATTCTGCGCATCGAGAGTGGATGTTAAATATGCAGTTGATCCGTTACGGCGAGCATTCTTCCAAGCTGATAGAAGTCCAGAGACTTCGTTAGGAGGAAGGTCTGCCCCTGAATTTTTTAGGATTGTTGTAGCCATTGGAGTGGCAGCAGCAACAGCCGCAGCCTTTTGAACATCAACAGCTGCTTGAATTGTTCGTGCGCCAGTTGCAAGAATTCCTTCATCTTTCTGGAAGGTAATAAGAGATCCAAGACCTGACATTGGAACTGGAATACCATCGACGTAATACTGTGTGACGTAATGGCTTAGAGGGTCGGTCTCAAAGCTAACGCGACCATTGCCAACCCACTCGGCATTAGCCATGCGATTGTCCTCTTGATAGACCTCGGTTATACGCCAGTAGGCTGTCCCAAACATCAGTAACGAATCCAACGTGAAATAGAGAGTTTCGAAACGTGGCTGAGACTTAGATGGTTGCTCAACCCAGCGAGGCGCAGCAATGTGTTCGCCTGTTGACTTCTTGTAATACTCGAGAGGGATTGAAGCAATCGTCCCGCAGATTAGGTCGCGGCATCTTTTGATGGCGGGAACGCTAAGAGCCATGTTACGGCTTACTGCGGAAGGATAATAATTGCTGTATCCGTAAAACGCATCAGACATGAGCTGAGGTGCTGCTTGTGCTTCAATTATCTGCGGCTTACGCGAAAAGAGACCCATAGGGTGCAATTATACACTACTCGGTGTAAATCATAGCAGTTTGCTGAGGTTTATAAAGAACGTGTACGACCATCGCTGTGGCAATCGCTCCTGATACATCTCCTGCCGATTTACGTTTCACAATACGCCATGAGGAATCGTTAGTCTTAGCTGCGCAGTTGTTCATCTGCTGAACCCAGTTTTCTTGACCTGAATGGACTACTCGGTGATTGACAAGTCCGTCAAGGAGATCACCACAAGCCTGATAGAAGGCAGCTCCAGATATATCCATCGTCATGCACCCTGCATTAGTCAGCTTGTCGGCTATTGACTGCGCGGTGTATTTATCGAAGCAGATTTGGCGGGGTCGGTAGTTATCCGCCCATGCTTTAATATCTGCCGCAATTTTAAGATCATCAACTGAGACTTGGCTTTCCCATGTCTGGAGTATGCCAACTCCGATTCGACCATCTGGCAATATTTGACCAGCCACAAGGCTCGCATTGCGCCGAGATGGACTGACATCGAATGCAAAGACTGTATAGCCACCCACAGGAATTTCGAGTGCTGAGTCGCTCGTATCTTCAAGAATTCCATGAGGCCAAGGAGATGAAAGGCTATCAATCCATTGGCATAGCAACTCAGTTCTAGTGTTTTCAATTGGGCTAGTAGCAACTGCTTCTTCAAGGGTTTCCTCCGTAATGGTGTAGCCGAGTGCAGGGTTAGCCTGAGCCCAGCCTGAGCGGTCTGAGATTTTGGAGTATTGGGGAGCTGAGTATTCGTAAAAGCCAAAGCTCTTTGGTGGGTTTTCTAGGGCACGCTCACGCATGCCGTTAAGGACTAGCGAGAAAGCGTCTCCTGCATTAGAGGTAAGAAGCGTCTGAGAATTTGGACGCGCTCTAGTTGTAGGGACTGCTGCTCTAAATCCTTCTTCGCTAATCTCTCGAAGCTCGTCGATGAATAGGAAGTCCGCAGTTCTTCCGCGAGAGCCGTCTCGAGTTGCCGCAACAACGTCAAGCCTTCTTCCGTCCAGCATCTCAATAGACTCAGTTCCGTTGGCGTAGCGGATTTGTTTAACGAAGCCTTTGAGGTGGTCATTGTTCTCCAATACTTGAGCGACTTGGCGAAATGTGTCCAGAGCCATGGAGCGGTTCGAGGACATGATGAGAATGTTCTTACTATCCCACTTTAAGAGGTGGGCAAGGATAAGCATGCGGGCTAGGTGGGTTTTGCCATTCTGGCGAGCGATAAGTAGCAGGTTTGTCTTGCGTACCCATTGACCTTGCTTGTCTACTGTCAGCATGTCCTTCAAGACATGTTCCTGCCATGGCAATAACGGCATGCCGATAATCTCGCACAGGTCTTTTACATCTTGGAGTTTAGTCTCACCCTTGAGAGGTATCGACTGGAGTCTCGGTTTAGTTGCCCCTCGTAGGGCTTTGGATCGTTTGGCTGCCATCGGGTTAGTTCTGGACTGGTTTGGCTGTGAATGGACTGTCTTGGTGAATCTTGGACTGTGTCGGAGAGGGATAGGCCGAAAAATCAGGGGGGGTACGCATGCGCTCTAAAAAAACGCCCTGTGAGCGTGAGCCCTTGCTTGAGTTGCATGGCTTGCATGCTGTCACCATGTTCTCAATATCAATAGCCAACTCAGGTGCAACGCTGATTGGAATGATGTGATCTATTGTCATGTCCTTGTTCTCAGCACCACAGTAGAAGCATACATAACCATCACGAGCCAAGGCTTTGAGCCTTACCTCTTTATACTTCCTTGATAGTCTAGGGTCGTTACGCTTACTTGCCATAGATATCCCTAATGACCACACCTGATAGCTTGTATCCAATTAACAAAGCTATTGGCAACAACATCAATGAGATACAGATGCCAACAACCATATTAATCATTGCCAACCCTTAACTCTTAGATGATGTAGTGCCTTACAATAGTTAGGCTCATCATAGCGTGTTACTCCGTACCTATGCTGCACATAGTGCCAATACCAATAGAACTGATAATCATCAGGTGCGCCTTTAAGGGCTGCACTTCTTCCTTGGTAATAGCCATGGTGTGAACCATTAACTGCGTATCTATTATTAGATGATTCCTTAAATGCAATGAGATCATGACAATACTCTTGCTTCTCAGTTAATTGGTAATCAGCTAATTCGAATACTGTTTGAATGGCATCTATTGAGCCACTTGATGCTTCACTCATGGGTAAGCATAGAGCTCCCACCAACGAGACGGCTACCCAGCGAGCTCTCCGCCTAAGCGGCTCGCTGTGAGCCCCTTTAAGGGCTCTAGCCTGTAGAGTACCATACCTGTCAAATATGTCGTAAATACTGCGTGTCGTGAGCATAAAATCTCCTCGATGTTGCGTAATTAAAAGTTATACACAGCCTGTGGATAAACCTGTGGATAACTATCTGTTATCAGTTGAGTAAAACCCTGTGCCTTTGAAGATAGCTGCTGGCACACTTGAGTAAACCTTATTCATAGGTTCATCACAGAAAGGGCAGTTGATGTCATGAGGCTCATGTATAGCCAGCTCATGATCTAAGATAGCTGTGCTTTCACAGTCATCGTTACGGCATTGAAACTCATAGGTAGGCATTACTTACACGTCCTGCATGGCACATTAACCAACTTCCACGATCCGCATTGTGCGCATCTCTCAGGCTCAAGTTTATCAGAATCGCTTTGTATTTCCCCGTAAAGGGGTAGAAGTAGTTGCACCAAGTCTCCAAATCGCATAAATGCTAGATACTCGGAAGCATCTTCGCCTTGACCATTCATACGACACACCACGAAGGGAAGCTCTTTGCCCCCTGCTCTCTTGGTCGCTTGGCGCAACCACTCTAACGGCTGGAACGCCGATCTAGCCTTAACCTCAACGTCGAACGGGACGTTGGTTATATCTTTTCCAGCCCCTCGACCGACTCCTGCGCTTCTCCACCATTGCGAGAGATAGGCTGCCACCACCCGCTCAGTACGCAGTCCTCTGTCCTTTCTGTGTCTAGTCATTACTGACCAACGTTGTAAACGCAGAGCGCAGTTGCCGCAACCCCAAAGTAAGGGCTTTATTGACGGCACTTAGGAGCATGAACACTATTAAAAGAATCACCATTTGACGCTCTGCGTTAAGCATATTAAGCCTTCCCTGCTGAATTAACTGTTCCGCAATCAGGGCAAGTCCATTCGTGTTTTAAATATCGGTCACGAATCTGTTGTCTATTAGGGAACTTATTACATAACTGGCAAATCAACTGATACCCCAGTTCTTCCAGCAGTTTAGCGTTCTCTCTTAGATTGGCTTCTTGTTCTTCATTAGGGAATGACTCCCATTCGCCATCTTGGTTAAGGAATTGTATGTGTCCCATTAGTTATCCCTCGGCTTCCATGTGCCGTCATCTGCAATGCTGTACCAAACAGGATCACAGTAGTTAGAAGTGCCATGAGGTGGGTTGCACTTCCACATTCCCCAAGGCTTACCCGCTTTGCTTGTTCCAGTCTTCCAAACACGCGCACCATGCTTGCAGCTCTCCTCTGGGGCTGTGCCACCAAGGACAGCTTTGACTGTCTCGACCGCTTGTTCCATAGTCTGAACTGGTGCTGCTTCCCATTGTGTCCATGGATCATCTGCCTTTGCTACTGGTACATATTCTTTTGAAGTATCTGCCATCTTAGCCTTGACTTGCTCAATGCTAGTCTTTACTTCAGCAGCTTTAGCCACTTTGCCCATTTCTTCGCGTGAAGCGCGCTTTCCCTTCGTCGCATATCCTGCGTTAGCCAACGCTCTGCCAATAGCTGAAGTCTCACAATTTTCCAAGGCACTCGTAGCATTAACTCCGCGACCCTGAACAGTTTCTTCTGCCAAGCCAGTTGTCCAAGGGCGAAGATCTGCCTCTGTGCGATAGATAGAAGCCTCAACGATAAAACGGCTGGCACTTGCTTCAACCACTTTAGTATGAATCTGACCATCTGGGTGATCCTTCCAATACTTGATAAGGCGTTCTTCTACTGTCTCATAATCATCTAGATTAAACATATAGGTCATTCTCCTCGGTGTGTAGTTGTCCAGCTATTGCAAAATACGCTGCGCCGTCGATGTAATTGTCTGGCTTTGCAGTCTCCATGCTTCTTGCGACTTTGACCAATGCCAAACACATCGCCACCTGATAATCGTTAATTGGCATTTCGAGGTATGCGCTCCAGAGTGAGGCGGTGCGCTGCATATTGTCCGAAGGGTGTCCGTAATCAAGTCCTCGGTCTTGGATAGTAGCTCGCGCTTCGTTGAGGTAGTCACGAGCGTTCATTTCTGATCCTTGTAGGCGTTCATCAACTTCTCGTTATAAACTTCGTTCATCTTTGCCTCACGCGCTGCTAAAGCGTCGTAGTGCTTGCGTACTGCTTTACGTCCTGCTACATATCCGTTTGCATAACCAGAGCGATTGCCTAGCCAGAAAGCAAAGCAGATAGCCGCAAAGACTATGATCTGTCCTACTGTCATTTTGAGCCCTTCTGTAGTCCGAATCTCGGCTACAAGAAGAACTTTAAACCATGCGAGCTAAACAACCACCCAATTTAGATAACGAAACGATAACGATTTCATCGACTGATTCGTCTCCGAAGTCTGGTCTAGCGAACCCTTCCATAGACCTTGCCTTGCACGATGAACGTGCCGTTCTTCTCAATGTGGATAATGTCCACCTGCACGTTACTACCCTTGACGTACATGATGGCAAAGGCTTGCTGCCAATTAGCCGTTCCCTTGGTGTATGAGGCTTGTTTAAAGTCCATGAGGTTACCAACCTCAACCCCATGTAAAACACGCCCTAAACGCCCTCCAGAGGCTTCTGAGAAGGCACTACGCCCCGCTCTGTGAGTATGTCCTGAGATAACGTTCTTCCCATGCCTACGAGCCGCCTCAAGGGCTGAGAGCCCGCCTAGGTTCTTGATAGGCGTATGGTCGCCATGGACTGCAATCCAGTTAGGAGCGATAGCCATAGGGTTCTTGTGGAAGGTGATGCCAAGCTCGTCGAATTTCATAAACTTCTCAAAGCGCAGCTCTGGCAAGGATAGGAATGAAGGTATCTTCTTCATGATTATGTTATAGAGGCGGTCTGTGTGGTTAGACCTAATGCAGTCAGTAACGCCTAACTCCCATAGGAGATCAACGCAGCGGTCTCGGTCATCGCCTAGGCTCTGCTCATAGGCTTGAGGCGTACCTTCTGACCACTTGCTTATAGTCTGGAAGTCAATCTCGTCACCAATGGTGACTGTCTGGTCTGGCTTAAAGGTCTTAAGAAATCGTGCTATGTTCCGAGTTACATGCACGTCCTCGAAAGGAACTTGCAGGTCGCTCAGGATTACGATCTTCTTCATCTAGTCCTCGTCGTCGTCCTCGTAGGGTATGTTGTCGATTCGATTAGGCAGGTTAGGAATTATCCAGTCAGGGAATGTTTCACGATCTGACAATATCCAGAAGGCGTGAGTCTCGCTGAACCCCGCCTTGCGTAGTGACTTGTAGAATTCGTTCAACGCTATTGCATAAGCATCTAAGGCGTTGTATGTGTCTAAGTCTATGACTGGTTTCTTACGTGCCATAGGATAAGTGTTACTTACCTAACAGCTCGATAATGGTATCGACACGCGCTTCAAGGCGGTTTACCTGATCCTTGAGTGAGCCTCCGCCGTTTGGCTTGAGTTCAGATAGGTAATGCTTAATCATGAACTGCGTGAATGCAGCAATACCACCAAGAACAGTGACAACAGCCACAAGCCAAGCAGCAAGGTCTTGCGCGCTCATTACTTCTTAGGAGTTGCGTATCCGAATACGCCTGCGAGGACTGCCCAAAGGATTGAGCGGTAATCTGCTGCAAAGTTAGAAGCCGCCCATGCTGAGAGGAAAGCTCCTGCTGTGAGGACTACTGGATTCTTCATGTTCATTGTGTGCCGCCTATCATCGGGATATTAAAGAACGAACCATCTGTATCGCCCTTTTTAGTAAAAGAAACATGGCAATGTTTAACATGCGGATTGATTCCCTTATATGCTCTCCAACGCCAAAAGCTACGGGCAGATGATATCTTTCCGTTGAAGATGATGTAAGAGATTCTCTTATCGCCACGTTTAGCGCAGAGTCGTATCTGATCTGCAAGGTAGACCATGAAGTCGGGCTTGGCGTCGTAAGATAAATCCCTGTCAATATCAATCGCTCTGACGATACCTGTTGAATCAGGATTGTGGTCAGAAGCACGTGACGAATGACGTGCATCGCCAATCCAGCCGTCTGAGGTGCGATCTCTGTCTGGGTAACTATCATCGACTTGAAGCCTTAACTGTTGCCCTGCTTTGCATAACTTAGGACTCATTGACAATCACCACGTGAGCTGCGTTATTGCACTCCCAACGCTTTTGAGCATTGAGTGTCAGTTCGCTGTGTTCGCAAGGAACGGGCGGTATAAAGGCATCATCAATCGGATCATAGGTATATCCGACTCCTGCATAGTTATAGCGAATAGTTGCATTGTACGAGGTCTTAACCCATGTACCACCAAAGGTGTCAATAAGGAACTTATAACCTTCGTCGCCGTTAGGGTCGTTGTTATCGGTAACAAGAACTCTAATGACTGTATTGGTATCGTCTAATTCTGCAAAGTGAGCCATATTAAACCGCCGATTTCAAATAGCGAACGATTACAATTCCTGAACCGCCGTTACCGCCGTTGAGGGTATTGGTGTCATTTTGTGAGTTAGCACCTGCTCCACCGCCGCCTGTGTTGGCTGTACCAGCGTTACCTGAACCATATGGAGAAACCGCTGAACCACCGCCACCATATCCGCCTGCTGTTGCAGGAGCAGAAGCGATGCCACCGAAAGCACCACCAGCTCCGCCGCCTGCGTAGTAATAAGTACCAGATACGTTTTGACCTGTAGAAGTAGCTGAACCCCATGAAGAATAAGAAGATGAACCGACGCCACCTACGCCGCCACCGACTGAACTGTTGCCGTTAGCACCAGTTCCGCCAGCACCTCCACCACCGCCAGCTGCATAAAAGTTAGGAGAAAATGCTCCACCAGAACCACCTGCGTAACCTTGACCAGATGTAGCAGCTCCACCAGCACCAGCAGCACTTGGATCAGCAACGCCACCGCCACCAGAGCCACCAGTCTTACCATCTCTAGCAGTTGTCGCACCTGCTCCACCGCCACCTTTAACAAGTGTTAAAGAAGCGAATTGTGAATCAACACCTGTTGTTCCTGCTGGCGCAGAACCCGAAGTTCCCGTACTGCCTGCTCCACCTGCACCAATTGTGCAGCCGTAAGTTGCTGGGCTAAGTAATTGAGAAGTGAACGCAAGTAATCCACCAGCTCCACCGCCGCCGCCGCGGTAACCAGCACCTCCACCACCGCCAGCGACAACGAGAATGTCAGCTGATAAATCACCATCAGCAATAACAAGGTTGCCAGTAGATGTAAAAGTTCTGTAATAGTAGGTAGCATCAGAAGTAAGTGTGCCACCGCTCACAGTTGGCTTTGGGGCGGGTGCGCCGCCTAACAATCCTGCTGTAATTGCGCCAATCATTATGCGACTGAACCCACAACGTACCAAGTATCGGTTGCAGTCTTGATGCAGACCGCTGTCTTGTATTGAGCCAAGGTTGGAGAAGCTGCTGTTGCTCCTGCTGAAAGGACTGTAGTAGTGCCAGAGGTAACTGCGCTGATTGTGCAAACTCCTGCGCCCTTGTTAAGAACTGTAATGGCTGTGCCTACTGGGAACGCTACAGAAGCGTTTGTAGGAATCTTGAAGGCTACCGCTGTCGCCTTGTTCATAGGGACTAGGACTTGGTACTGATCCGCTAGGACTGCGGTGTAGTCCGCTGTCTGGTCTGAGCCGACTGTAAAGGCGGTTAGCGAGTTATAGATTGCCGCTGTTAGTACGTCGCCTGTGGTGACTGGAAAGGTTGCCATGTTGCTCCTAGTAGCTCAATGTAGATGTGCCGATTATACCAAATGTCGTGCTACCAATGATGAAAGCATCAAGAATCGGCTCTAAAGTCGTAATTGATACAGTCATTTTATTGGGTGTTATATCCCATGCAAAGCCTTGCGCTTGCAGGGTTTTCACAATCGTTGAACCTTCTTGGGTCACGTTTGTAATCTTGAGGTTGTCGAAGTAGTCCAAGCCAATCATTGTGTCGGTTGGGACTGCTGGGTCTAGCAAGTCCACAGTCATCTCGTCAATGCGGATTGTGGTCTCTTTGCGAGTATTGACGTAGTTGCCAGCAATGCCAGCGACTATCTCGTCTGTCTGGGCGATGAGGTTTTCTTGAGTCAAGCCATGAGGGAAATACTTGTCAATAGAAGTCTGGCTGTATACGTTCTGCGCTGTACCGCCTACGCGGTTGAACTTCACGTCGTTGATAATGAGCTTGTCATCGAAGGCGTACTTGACTGAGCGGTAAGGGATACCTGTTGTCTGGTTGAACTCTGTAGCAGTAGCAGCAAGGGTTGAAGCTACCTCAGAGCGAGACTTAAAGACTGCTGTGCCGTCTGGCGACATGTAGAACGCGCCAAGTCCTTCTGAGAACTCTGCGTTCTTGACTGCTTCTAGGGTTGTGCGAATAGTTGCAGGATCAGCAACGCAGGTTGTTACTCCTGTTGCAATAGAGCGCATAGAAGAAGGCCATTGCACGTCATCGAGAATCTTGCCGATGCGAGTGCCAGTTGTCTGGCCAGCAGGAGTGTCTGCAATAGTTCCCACGTTAGCCATCTGCAAGAGGCGGAAGCCGTCTGTGCAAAGGATATCGACGTAGGCGGTCTCCTGACCTACAGGGAAGGTGTAGCGGTAGTCATTGACGTAGCCAGAAAATAGGAAGTGTTCTGCCGTTGCTGTGGTTGCTGATACACGCAGCTTACGCAAAGGCACTAAATAGCCGTAGTAAGGCGATGAAGGGTTCTGAGGGTTGAAGTAACCCAATGGGTCTAAGACTCTCACAATGGCTGTGCCAGCCTCGTAGGTGTCCTTCATGACGTTGCGACCACGACGAATTGCGATGCTGTAAACGTCAGGAGTGAGATCAACTGTCGGAATAACTACATCAGATGAGCCGAATCGAGAAACGCCAATAACGCCATTGTCTGGAGAACCTATGACAAACCCTGCTCCGAATGTTGCTCCAGAGCTAAAGTCGAAAGAGACTGCTATCTGTGCAGGTAACGCCATTACTCAAAGCCGCCTGTACGTCGGTTGATGTAGGTGACGTTGCCAGTTGAAAGACTCTGCTGTTGAAGGTTGTTAGCGATTGCCTTACTTAAGTCATCGCCACCTGTGATCTTGAGTTCAACCACTACGTTATTAGCGTTAGGGTTGTAGTTCAGCCCTGTGAGTGGGTTGTAGGTAATCATGTTGTCGGACGGCATTGTAGGCACGTTGGTGCTTGGTATTGTTGGAACTGTTGTGTTCCCTGTGCTTGGCGCGGTCGGTACTGGCTGGTTAGTCAGGATTGCCGCTGCCTTGCCAGCCAAGTAGCTAAGGTACGCATCTAGGTATTCAAACGGGTTCTTAGCGTTAGGCAATGCAGACAAGAACTTAGCAAGATTGCCTGATGCATCTTGAGCGGCAAGAATTTGGTTGGTTAGTTTGGTTGCAAGCGCATCGTTTCCGTTAAGCAATGCAAGTTGCGCCTGTACGCGTATTTCTTCTTCTTTGGATAACTTGCCTTTAAGAGCTGCAACAAGCTGAATCTGCTCAAGGTCGAATACTGTGCCAGCCTTCTTGAGTGCGGCTTGCTTCTTCTGCTCTGCTGTAAGTGACTTCTGCGCTGTTAGTTGCTTCTTGGTAAGTGCTGCTAATTCCTTGGCGCGCTTTGCTGCTGCCGCTTCTGCGTCGCGCTGTTGCTTTGTGCGGATTGCTGTACCCGCTGGGGACTTAGAACGATTAGTTGAGGTCTTAGGCTCAAACATATTGGCTAATGATCCGTCAGCACCAGTCAGTCCACCGAATGATGTGATGTAGTCCAAACCTTTATAAAGTTTAACCAATCCGCTAACTGCAAAGCTGGTCGCTGTTGTAATGCTGTTAATTGCCTTGGCAATGTTGTCGATTGCTTTAACCGCGTCCGCTGTAGAAGAACCGCCACCAATACGAGCAAAGGCATCAACTAGACCTGCACCGATTGTTTCTTTAGCGTTCTCTCCTGCGAGGGTAAGCGCATCGAGCTTAAATGATGTTGTCTCAAGGTAAGCCTGTGCAGAGCCAGCAGACTTGGCAAGCATGACGCCAAGAATGTCATTGAATGACTTGGTTTTAAGTTCCGCCTGTGTAAGACCTGTGTTGTATTTTTTAAGCCCTCGGGTAATACCAACGTATCCGTTAGCCAAGTCCTGTGAGACTGTAGCCAAGTCCACGCCACTTGCGCGGCTAATCTGAATGGCATTGTTGAGCAATTCCTGTGACTTGGTAAGTGATCCAGTAGTGGTAAGCAATGCCTGAAACGCTGGGCGTAGTACGTCATCTGCAATGGCTGAGGACTTCTCTAGGTTAGCAATGAAGTCAGAAACACGAGTCTGTGAGAATGAAAGCCCAAGGTTATCTACTGCCGTTGCTAGTCTGCGAGCCGCTGCTTCGTCAGCTGCGAACGCCTTGACCGATTCCTTGCTATAGCGAACTATCGCAGTAGTACCAAGTGCCAGACCTAGGCTCTTACCTAGTTGGATAACGCGTTTGTCTAATCCGAATACGGCTTTGTCAGCTTCCTTGAAAGCCTTTTTGCCCTTGAACTCGGCGGCTAAGTCAATTCTTAAATCTGCCATTAGACCTTGTCCTTCATCGAATCGAATTTGTCTTTAGCCTTGAAGATTGCTTTGACGACACCATCTTGAGCTTTACCACGATCATCTTCAAACGCTCTAAATATTGCACGACCAGTCATCTTCTGACCTTTGCCTACGAGTTGTCCACCGAGCTTAGGAGTGAAGTTACCTGTCACACCTGACTTACGCCCTGCGGTTTCATAGATAGCACCTGCGGCGGACTTGTTAAAGATAGAAGCCAAAGCCTGAAAGCCATTGCGGTTGGGCTTGCTAGGTGTGGACTTAAACGTAATTCCCTTACGGGCAATGCCTTGGTCATAATAACGACTAGCCCAACGACCGCCAGCGTTAGGACGCTTCAGCCAGCCAGAAGGTGCTTGCTCGTTAGTAGGCAGGAAGCCACGAGCCTGAGTAACTACTGGCTTGAGGAATGAAGCAATTTCCTTGCTGGTTTCCTTTGCCAATGTAGGCTCAACGATAGCCAAGGCTTTACGAAGTGCGACCGCGCCTTGAAGCTTTACTGGCATTCTCGCGCTCCTTCGCTATGTCCTTGAGGACTTCTATATGTGCCTTAAAAGCCATTGCGGGTAATTCCACAATGGTGTTGAACGGAACTCCATACTCGTAACTCAAGCGAGCTGCGAGATAGGTGAGGGAGTTCCGATCTATCCTAAAGGGTCAGATTCCAACACTTCCACACTTTTAAGCGTAGAAAGGAAATCTTCCCCAAAGGGTTTGACCGCTTCACCTGAGCGACGGATTGCTTCCCAGCATAGCCAGTAAACGTCCGATTGCTTCTGATCTTCTATAAGAGCTTTGTGAAAGCCCTTCTTGGCATATTGCTCGAAGGCGTACTCAATCAGCGGAGTAATCTCGTACTCTGTTACTGAGTTGTCAGCCCTTGTTACCTTTAGCTTTGCCATGTTAGCCCTTGCTTTCTATTAGGAAGTTGTTACTGCGATTGTACCTGATACGTTCCAAGTTACGCTCTGTGTTGAAAGGTCGCCAACTGCACCATTGATAGGTGTTGTGTTGTTTACCAAACAGGTCATTGTGTAAAGTGGGTTGTCTGCTGCTGTTGCAGCTGATGTCTGCTTAACTGTAACTGTGACATTGTTGCCCCAAACTGAAGATGAATTCAATGTCTGGAGAGTTTTAGCTGTAGCTGCATCGTTAAAGAAGTCGATTGTGATAGAAGACGCTTCTAGACCCTTGACAAACTTGTGACCTGAGTCACCCATTGCTGTCACTTCGAGTTCATCGAAAGAGCGGTTGATTGTTACGCTTGAAACGAGTGAAGATAGATCTACCGCATTGACAGTTAGAACTACTCCGTTGCTTAAATATACTGACACGGCTTATTCCTCTTCCTTCTTGGTTGTTGGTTTTGGTGCTACTGGAGCTGCCTGACCGATTTTAATCAGGAACTCTTTGTTCTCTTTTTCCCATTGTGCTAAATCGGTCATGATTTAACTCCATTCCGTTAGGGTACTGATTGCAATGTCGCAAGTCAGTAAATCTCCAGAAGCGATTGACAACACGCTTGGCGCGCTGACGCTTCCCACGTTAAATACAATGCTGGACGCTTCAAGGAGCGCGAACACCCGAACTACGTCGGCTTCGATGCCAGCAAGGTTGCCCTCATTGTCTAGCAATGGGACAAGGATAGAAATCTTGAAGTTAGCCATAGGTGCTACTGATGTGCGGTCATTGTTAGTAGGCACGATATAAGGATCGGCTGGAGTCACAATCACGCTGTTAGCAATAGGGGTTGCAGGCGGAAATGAAAATACTGAATAGAGTGAATCATCGGCTAGAGCCGTCGCA